GCGACAGTGTGTTAGCGTCGAGATAATCCATCTGCGCGTACTGCGGAGCTTGGTTCATTGCTTGTACTTGGCGGTTACGCTCTGTCTGATAGTTCTGGAACGCCATGTTCCCGGCGATGTCGCCGAGCTGCCGGGTCATTTCTCCGGTTGCTGCACCAGATCCGTATCGACCAGCTCCTGCGAATTGTGATGCAACGCGCGGTGTGACGAGATTTGCGGCAGAGTTGAACGCCGCGTTCATGTAGGGATTACCAGCGGCAAGGTAGTCCCCGCGCAGCGTCGACTCCATCTGGCCGCGACCCATGCGCTGCAGTTCGCTGCCGCTTAGTGCGCGGTTCGTTGAGGCTTCAAGCGCCAGTTCGGTTTCCGGCGCAAAATCAACAACGGTTGATTCCGGGAAATAATTCGGTACGTCGCTCTCGTATAGAGACTGAGCGCCAGAAAAAATTTGCTCCAGATACGGTTTCTGAAAAGCGGGTGGCTCACGATCCGTCGATGTGGTCCGCACTTCCTCGCGTCTTGATCCGCCGCCTTTACTCATCTCTTAACTCCTTTGATAGCCACACGGCTGCCTTATCGTATCCCTGCAGGGCGCGTTCCCAGCCGGGACGCCCTGCAATTTCCACACGTCGACACCCGACAGTTTTTGCCCATTCGCAAACTTGTCGTTCGGCGTCTCGCAGCTCGATTAAATCGCCACCAGCCAGAAAAAACCGGCAGCTCGTAATTTTTGGATAGTCAATTATTTCGGTAACAATCGCGCTCTTTTCCAATGGAAAAAACTGGAAGAACCCCTGCTGCACACCGTGCAGAATGTCCTTCGGTTCGTGCGTGTCTTTCGCGTATTCGAGCGCCGCGTCGATGTGGCGCTTTACGCGAAAAAACTCGCTAACCAATAATTGCGTATTCGTAGTGTCTATCGGATGCAGCATCGCTGTCATGTGTAATCGTTGCCGTTCCTGTGCCACGCGCTGAAACGAAAATTGCTGTCATAGCGGTAGCCGCGTTGGCCGTTATTGGCATGAGTACGATCACGCTATTTGCGCCGACTCTTGTATCTGTCAACGTGGTTGAAGTCGCGTTCGCAGTGAGCGTGATCGAACCTGTATTATTGCTTTTGCCATCCACCAAATTGCGAATGACGTTCGCAGTTGTCCGTGCATCAGCTCCACCGGGAGGGACGCTCGGATAAAAATTTGAACTACTCATCGACCGCCCAGTGGTGCCGCCTCAAACTCAACGCCGACCGCCTCAGTCCATGTCGTCGCGGCTGGTATCTCCATCTTGAACCGGTGATAACGCCCCTGCGTTCGCGCTGGAACGGTGCCGTCCGCAGTTGGGCTACTGGCCGTCGTAAATGTCGCGGTCGACGCTGTAGTCGCCTTAGATCCAATCGAGGCGGTGAAGGTTCCGGCGTCGGTGAGCGGTCGAACACGGTTAATTGCAGAGCGGCGACCCTGAGCCGGTTGCACGTCGCTCGTCTCGAAAGTTGCAGCCAGATTATCGCCAGAAAACGTATAGAGCTGATTGTTTTGGAATGCGTAAATCCGCCGCGTTCCGCCCTGCAGCGATGGGCTGTCGAGGCTGATCGTCAGTGCATCAATCGAGCTGTTTATATTGTCGACTTGTTCCAGCGTGTAACCAATGCCGCGACCATAGCCGACCATATTGACACCCAGCTCGGCCAAACTCCAAGCATCGAGCTGGTAGTGATAACAGAGCATTTTGTTCGGCGTCGTCGAACCGTTTGACGTGTACGACCAGATGACGATGTGGCGGTCAGCGTCGACAACGCAGGTAATGTCGTCGATCTCGGCGGTGTTGACATCATTGAGGAAAAACTCGTCGACGCGGTTCGCGCCAATCGGCGCAATCGACTGGCCGTCAAAGCGATAGAAACCGTCATGGTCGAGGAAGAAAATATTGTTCTGAAGTTGCGCTGCAGCACCTGATGCGAACAGTCCTTGATTGCGGCTGACCATGTCAACTTGGAAAATCACCGGGGTGCCGACAAAGTTTAACCGTGCAATCCCACGGTCGAAAAATACCGTGGCCGTTTCGCCGCCAAATAAGGCTTTTATGTGACCGGCACCCTCAATATTTTGGAAGTCAGACATCGTCGCAGCCGAGACCGTGAAGTTCGTCGGATCATCAATCGCCGACCAACGAACGCGCGTGGGCTGCAGCCCATCCGTGCTGTCAGTGGTGTGCGCGGTAAATACAAAGTCGCGAACCACCGCGACATACTTTGCTTTGTGCGTCGTCACCAGATCGCTGAACAAACCGCCGGAGGTCAAATCAAACTGCTGCGGGTTTTCGTCCAGACAAACCGCGATTAGACGTTCGCCATACTGGTCAAAGTCCCACCGGTTGCTGCCGCTCAGTGTGTAGTTTCCGCTTTTACTTACATTCGAAAAAACAGACCCCGATGCACCACCCACTAGGCGATAAAGTTTGCCACTGTCCCCGGCAAAAAGGGACCAGTCCCCGGCTGCGGCTTGTCCGGCAGTCATCCCGAGTGGTGTGCTGTCGAGCGCATTTGTCGACGCCTCGGCCAGTCCACTAAACGCGGTAAATCCACCCGGTGCAGGTATCACATTCGTCGCCGTCAGCAGATTGTTCGGCGCGAGGTTTGGCTGATCAGGTCGCCACTGCTGGAACGGAATAATCACGCTGCGTCTCTCCAATCTGCCGAGCTATCGTCGCGAGTAATTTCTTCAAAATCTGATGTGCCGCTGCCGCTGGGCGCATCTCCCCAGCTCGACGAGCTATCGTCTCGAACGATAACTGTCCACGCATCACCTAGCTTTTCGCTTTCTCCACTCCCGGAAATCGAACAGGCGGCAGAAATGCTCGGCGACACAGTCAGACCAAATTGAGCTGCCCCGAAAATTTCGACGAACGCGATTTCGCTCAACGCAGCAGCAGTAACCTGCGGCCTCGCCGTTGAGGTAATGTTGATTGCTGCGGCTGCTACACCCGATTTGACGCATTCGGCGGCGGCAGAGCTAGTTACCGCAATTGCGCCGGTGGCGGCGGTGGTCTGCAACCGATCTGCGACGGCAGCAGAGGTAATTGAAATTGTACCCGCGCCGGTCGCTGGTGTTATTTCGCCGGAAATACCAGCCGCGTTGATCGCGATGTCAGCAGAGGCAGACACCGTGCGAACAATTTCTGACGCGCTTGTGGCCGTGACAGAAATTACCGCAGCGCCGGAAACATTCTCGACTAGCTCGATGTCACAAGTGCCGGTGACAGATATTGTCCCGACCGCATTAACTTGAAGAACGCCAGTCGAGGTAATAGAACCGGTTATGGCAAATGATGAGTTACCACTGACAAACTTTACCGTTTCGGCTGCTGTGGTGGCAGTAACAGCGACTGATGCCGATGCTGCAGCATGGGTAACTTTAGTGCCGACTGCCGCGCCGGACACCGCTATGCTGCCTGACAACTCACCGAAACGTAGAGACCGTGTCTGCCACGCGGCGGCGTCGAGGCTGATATCTAGGGAATCAAGTGTTCCCCAAGCATCAAGCTGGTCAAAACTTGGCCCGGTAATATCCGGCATTTATTAAGCAGCCGTTATATCAAGGTCACCCGCTGACACCCGCAGCACATCTCCACTAGAAATGGTCTTAGCGGTGCTAAAACTCCCATGTAGGAGCATATTTCCTGACGACGAGGCGTCCCATAACGACCAGAAGCCTACCGACCCCCATGAACCCGTCGCGGTTGGAAACGTAATCGTGCCGGAGTTTGAGGTCGTTCCCCCGGATGCTGCCGAGAAGGTTGCTGCCTGACGCGCATACGAACTGCCGGACAGCTCGGTGCCGGAGGCGTCTTCTCCCATCGAGGCTACAGACAGGCCAAGGTAAACGGCTGACGGCATAGTATAGCTGCCGGTAGCCAAGATATGATCGAGGATCTCATTTTCAAGTGTGTTGCTCATAGCTGACATTTTTTATCTCCTTATGCCATCGTGTAATCAAGACGCTGGGATAACGTCGACGAGGTGTTTAGGCCGCTTTCGTCACTCGCAATCAGGCTTTCTATCGTCGCCTTGTGCAAAGACGCCCACGTCTGCAGCCGCGCGTCGTTCATCAAAAAGGGTTCGGCTTCCAGTAGCGTCCCGTACACGTAGGCATCGGGGGCGTCCTGCAAAATGACGTTCACAAGATTGCTGTCGCTCAACGCCGGGATCTTGGCAAAATACAACATCTCCAACGTGAACTCGCCGGACGGCGTTGGACCCAGACGGATGTCATCGCCGACAATCGTGAAAGCGGCGGGTGTTCCCACTTGCTGCGCAGCATAGGTCTGCAGAAACGAAGACGGCGGGAAAAACCGCAGCATTTTAATTGGTGACTGCACAATGTGCAGTTCTTTCATTTCAAGATAGTCGGTCGGCAGCGAAACAGTGTTGTCTGATGCAGACGTTGTCGCCTGTACTGTCTTGAGCATCCGGCGCAGCCGCAGGTCGCGATTGAATTTTGCTTCGGCCAAATCAATGAATGTGTCGATTTGAGCTGACAGGTCCGCGCGGTTTAAATAATCGGCGACGAGGCTTTTAAGCTCGGTATAGGTGGCAACCATCAGAGGGTGCCTTCAACGGTTTTCAGATAACCGTTTTCATTCAGAAATTTTTTCAGGGCTTTCGGATCTTTGGTAATCCCCTCCTGCAACAGGCGGTGATAGACCACCAGTGGTATCCGCGCGACGTGGCGCATGTCACCGCTACCCATCTTTCCATTAATGGATTGATCACGTTTATTCTGATCGATGATCGGCGTGGCCTGTTGAGAAGTTTCAATCCACCACTTGTCGCTCTCGTGATCGAAATGAAAAGTCTCCTTCATCCCGGTCATCGGGTCGTAGCTGAGAGGCCGTGTCCAACGATCAGTCATGTCTGTCTCCAGAAAATTGGGGAGAGCCGAAGCCCTCCCCTTTACGCTTACGAAGTGGTGAGATCAGCAACTACCGCATGGGCAGCTTCGTTCCGCATCTCAAGCGTGTACTCGACGAGAAGTTGCTTTTTCTCGCTGTCGCCAGTCTTCGCCAGATCGTTCGTTTCGAACGGACGAAGGTAGCTGACCGCCATCATTTCCGGGTCAATTACCAGAGCCGACCGATCACGCGAGAACCGCGAAGGGACGATCTGCAGCTCACCGAAGTCTGAGACATACACGTCAGCAGCGCCGATGATTGCACCCGGCTCAGGGCTTGAGACTTGGAACCGATTTGCAGCAATGCCGGAGAAACCGGACATGACCTGCTTGTTGAACGGACCAACTACGCACATTGACGGATCGCCTCCGGCTTCCCATGCCTTTTTGACCGCAGACTTGAGAATGGTTTCCGTGTACGCCCTCTGCGTTCCATCAGTCGGTGCCGCAACAACGCCGGAGGAAAAACCACCGTCTGCAGGGCTACCAGCCACACCACGCACGTCGTTTGTGGTGATCCAGCTTTCGAAACCAGCAGACTTTCTGGCGGTCGACGCATTACCAGCAACAGAAGCATTGTTCGTGCTGATCGCGCTTTCCATGTCGCGTTTAAGCTCCTTAGACGCTTTCGCCATCTGATAGGCCATTTCGGAATTTCTTCCGGCCTTGTTGACGGACTCAAGCGTTCCAGAGATTACGACCACCTTGTCGGAAATCTGCGTGTAGTTTCCTACGCGAGTAGTGGCACTGATCGAAGAACCAGACGCCTCGTCTCCTTCGATAGCTGCATTCGAGGCAGTAGCGGAGGCCAGAGAATCTGTCTGCCACTCGTGGTAGGTGTTAGTCGCCTTTGATGTCCCGATGTTGGACATAACAGGCGTTTCAGTTGGGCTGATCGAATAGATCGTATCTAGCAGATCTTCCCGATTTCCGACCGAGTCATACTGGTCGAACGTGTTAGTTGGCTGTGCCATTTTTCGTTCCTTCTATTTCAACATTTCAGAAAAAATTGCCGCCGCATCCTCGACGCGACCGCTCTTTTTGAGACGACTGCGCTGTTCCCGCCTTCGTGCGTGATTGCTATCGCTCTTCGACTTTGTCGTTCCGGGCTTGGCAACTTTCGGCGCGTTACGCGCTTTTTTCTGAACTGCGGGTTGTTTGTTTTGCAATTCGTTCCAAAGCATCGCATCGCGCAGAACCTTGACGGCTCGGCTGTCGTAAAGTCCCTGCAGCTCTTCCGGGGCGAACCCGGAACGCTCGGCATACGTGACGATCTTTTCGTGGTCGGCCTTCGCGACTGTTTCGTCGCGCCACTCAGGAATGCGTTCCGGCAGCTTCTGGCGCTCGGCCTCGACGAACTGCTGCAACTCCTGCATTTGCATTTGCTGCTGCTGTTGCATCTCGAACTGATAACGCTTCTGCGCTGCGGTTTTCGCTTCCTCTTTTTCGCGCCACTCGTTGCGCTTGATCACATATTCGAGTTCGTCTTCTGCTTTCAGAGCCTCCCAATCGGGTTGTGGCTCGTCAACAGTTTGCTGCATCTGCGATAGTTCATGCAGATATCGCTGACGTTCGGCCTCGACCTGACTCTGCTGCGCCTCGATAGCGCGGCGTTGTTCGGCAAGATCGCTCGTCTTGCGGGAATAATCCGACTGCATCATGTAGCCGTTCCTCAGCTCGTCGAGGGTGACCTCATACTCCTCGCCGTTGACGGTGACCGAATGCCTCGGTTCGTCGTCGACAGGAGCGGGTTCCTCTTCGTACCCCGGCGCGTCTTCTTCTGCGTCAGATCCTTCGAACTCGACAGGTTCCTCAGAGGCCGTCTCAATAGCCTCTGGCTCGTCCACCGGTTCGGGGGGCGCGTCTTCGCTCGGAGCTGGATTGTCCGCTGCCGGGTCCAGCATGTTGGAGAAGTACGCTTGTGCGTCACCTAATGTCGGGTGACGGTTTGGCGACTGACTTGCTCCGCGCTCATCAAGAGTACGGGTTGGCAGGTCGTCGCCAATTTCTGTGTTTTCTTCAGCCATTTTTCACTCCTCGACCGTCCACGAAAAAACCGCCCGAAGGCGGTCTGGGTTGCGGTCACTAATTGCGAAGAGTCTACGAACGAATTATCCGCAGTTGCTCTTCGGCTAAAACGCCTGATTGTATTATTTCGTCCAGATGATTTCGCACGTCTTTCAGCGCGGTCATCAGCGCATGAATGTATTCGCGATCATCCACATTATTCGCGATCATCCATTCAGAGACATATTTTTGTTCTAACAATGTGAAACAATCTGCGAGTAATTCATCTTTTTTTAGTCGCTGCGCGTCATGTCCTCGCGCGATGGATTGCTCAATATTTTGCATTTTTAAAACGCATCGCTGCCATCGCCATCAGGATCACCGTCATCGCTGAAATCACCCCAATCAACGCCGCCGGGGGCATCCAGCCCAGCCTGTGCCTGTGCCGCCGCCACATCAAACGCAGCCCCGAAAGCGTCAAACGCTGCGGTGGTGACTGCGTCGTTGAACCCTTCCTCATCAACGCCGCCAGAACCTCGCCCCGGCACATCGAAATCAACATCTAAATCAGGGATATTTGGATCAAACCGCAGCGGCTTGATATTATTCCGCGCGTTCGTCAGAGCGGTTCGCGCCTTGGAAATGTTGCCGTTGAATTGCTGGGTGGCTAGGTTTTGCAGGTCTTGCATGTTGCCCATCACCGAGATGTTTCCAAACGCGTCGACAAAATTTCCTTGTGCGTTGTACCCGCCGTGACCGGCAGTAAATCCGCTCAAATTCTCTCCGGTCGCAGGATCAAGTCCCGCTTGGACTGCACTCATTTTTTCAGCCGTATCGATGTCAAACCAGTCCGGCACCACGCCACTCAGCACTCGATCACCAAACAAACCCGGCGTTATTGAGAACATTTGCCCATCGATCTGTCCTGTTGAGTAACCCGGAACCCCCCGCAGCTCCATCGTTCGGTCGTAGGCCAAATTGCCCACATTTAACTGGCCCATTTTGTTGGCTACTGCCCCCAGAACACTACTGCCAGTTAAAGAGCCAACCAAATTGGTCGGCGTGGTTGCATTGGCAATCACGTTCTCAATTGTTGTGCCAATCGGCTGATCAAAAGCATTGGACAGCGCAGAGAACATGCCGGGGTTTTGATTTGAGTACGCCGCCTGTGCATTTTGACTAGCTAGGTTCGCAGCCACTTCTGCCTGATTAGCACCGCCGATAGCGCCGAAATCCTCGACGGCGTAACTTGCCATCGCCGCCGGGTCGGTTGCCATCGACACAGGCTCATAGCCCACAGGACCGATGTCGACCGGGCCGAAATTGCCCCGGCTATATCCACCCATCGCAAAGCTCGGTGCAGTTGTCGGAAAACCCATGTTGATGGTTCGCAGAACTGTTGGCCGCGTGTTCGAAACCTGCATCGGCGCAGCCGCTGCCGGTGCCGATTGAAACGGCACAGGCGTGATAGACGCGGGAACCGCCGGAGTGAACCCATAACCCGCGTTATACGCCACGCCAACCGGTTGCGATCCGCCTACCGGCAGCAGCGGATTGTTTGCCGCAACGGCTGCGGCATAGAGCGGATCATTTACCGCGCCGGGGCCGTAATAATAAGCCATTAAATTACGCCTCCAAGATATTGGCCAAAAAGGCCAAACCTTGCCGGTTTGTTTTGTTGTTCCTCGGTAGGAATAAGCCCCATCGGCGGTGTGCCGGGGGCCGACATGATGATGTCCTTTTCATCCACGTCACGGGTTTGCCACGGAGGAGTCGCCCTGCGCTCCTCTGGCGTCATGTTCATGCGCGTCTGTACGTTTCGCGCCTCTACCTCACCACTTAAACGATTATAGAGATCGTAATTATCGACCTCACCAATAGCTACGGCCTCATCGTGATACTCAAGATCTTTCTCGGCTCGTTGAGCGGCGCGTAAAGACGGCGTGTTCGTTTTATCTAATTTATATCTTGCTCGGCGTAATGCGTTTTTCAGTTCTTTGGGATCTTTGTTTGCATATATGTCAAACATCGCATTGCGCGGCGTTCGACTAGCAAACCATTCACCAGCATCGGATAGCCATTTTTTCAAAGCTCTGCCGCCGTCAACGTGGCGTTTGGGCGGTGGGCCTAACTCTCGACGTATTTCACCGCTCTTCTCATACCACTGAGATTGATTAAATATCTGTTTGGGCTGAGTGATGTTCCTCATACGGCGGACATAATCCACAGCAGATAATTGTCGATACTCTTCCGCAGCCTGTCTGTTTGCGATAACAGCCTCGTCATATCGCACCATGCTGCCATTAAAATTTTCAGTGATTTTGTTTCGCAGATGGGATGCGTATCGTTCCGGCGCTATTTGAAGATTTCCGCCCCGACCAAAACCCTCACGGTGCTGCACACCGTGTTGCAATTCGTGCAACACCACTGATCGCGCGGTTTCTGGATCTGGGCCATACGCCGTTATTCCCGGTCCCTCCGGCAGCGCACTGATTAAAGTGCGCATCCTTTCGGCTTCGTCCTTTAGCGCGTCGATTTCTTGGTCTTGTATTTTCCGGTCGGCGTCGGTCCAATTTTTTGTAACAAATTTATCGTTACCAATGCGCTCTAACTCTTTGCGCCGCGCTTCAACCTGCATCAACTTTCGATGATAAAGGGATGGCATCTTGGGTAATGAAAGCGGCACGTCGTCAAATCGGTCGGCAAGTCTACTTAATGGGCCTAATGTACCTCTCTGTTGTAACGTCGGCTCAAACTCAGCGCGAACGCGCACGTCAGACAATTCTGGATAAGCGCCGCGTCCAAGATTGAAAAGCCCCGGAAAATCGAAAACCTCCTGAGCGCCGCCCTCAACCTGACCATAGTCGATTTCTTCAATGCCTTCGCCAAAATTAAGACGCGATTGACTGTCGTCAATTTCGAATTTCCACTTGCCGTCGACATCGTTAAACCAACCCGTCTTATTCAAGATGTCGTCGCGAGACGCTCCCTTTGCAGCCATGTCTTCGGCGATTGCTAACATGCCCTTATTCGCGGTCTCTGCTTGTGGACCTGCAAAGACCCCAAGGGTGTTGCCCTTCGGCGCTAGTCGACCGGCTAACAAACCCGCAGGAGCAAATTCCATTGTATCGAAAAACACGTCTGCAGGGTCTGGGTTGCGAAGACCACGCATCGTCTGCCCCATGCGTATAGCCGCATTTCCTACATCGCGAACTATACCGGGAAATGCGATTTCCGGCGTTTCGTATGCGTCAAGGTCAAGCTCATCAACGTCGAGGAAATTCCTGATACGGAAAGGCAGGATCGTTGTGTAATCGTAATCAGGATTATTGAGCGGATTTTCGCTTAACAATCCCGCCGGGGCATGTGGCTGACCGTGCGGCATCAGATCACACCACCTGACATCCCGCTTCTAAAATTCTTCTGCAACGCCTCCTCCATCGCCATGCGCTTTCGATCTTCCATCTTTCTCAGCAAAAACTGTCGGTTCCAACCGGCTGGTTCTCCGAGTAACCCCGTTGGCGAGTTGCTGGATGAGTCACCATCCCGCGACAGTAAGCCCATGACCGGAACGCCGGGGGCCGCTTTGAATGTTTCATCGTTGCGCTGCAGCAGCTTCATGCGTTTTAGAACCTCTTCGTCCCACGTCACATAATTACGACTGCCGGTTTCCGCGATAAAACGATCAGCTTCCTGTGGGGTGTCAAAAACCTTGTAATTTTTGGGATCGTTAAAATCGTAAACCTTCATTTTGTTATCGTTAGTGGCCGTTCGCGCCCAGCTTATCCGAGACCCCGCGTCTAGGTATTTGAGTCCGGGAATACCGGCTCGTCCTAACTCTTTAGCGGCTTGTTCTTTCCCATCGCCATATCCCCCAAACCGGAATTTATTAACTAACTCTGTGTGGATTTTTTCACCCGTGGGGTCGGCAGGGAGTTCTGGAAGATCCCTTTTGGGGTTATTATAAAGCGCATCTAGCAGAGCTTTGTCGTATTCTTGTAACCCCTTCGGGTCTGCTTTATATCCAAATTTCTCAAGAGCTTTCCGCACACTCTCCGGCTGCTCACTCAGCGGCTTATCCCAGTCCAGATAACGCGCAACTGCGTCATCCGGCAGATCGTGTTTGTAGAGATAACCCGGAGCTTTAGTGGTAATTCTGCCCCTGTTCTGTTCGATCCATTTAAGTCCAGACCGCCAACCGGCTGCATTGTCGGGGTCGTATTTGATAAAGTCTCGTGATTGGTTCAGCGCCGCGTCGATAACCTCATCTTCCGACAAATAAGGTCTGAGCCTTCGCATCGATTCAATTAGGTTGATACCGACACTGCGCGGCTCATTCAGCGTTTTATCGTCGTACTCTCGCACTAACTTACCGTCTAAAAACACATTTGATTTGCCCTTAGCAAGTGACTGTCGGTAGTTTCCCGCGACGGCCTTCGCCTCTGCATCATAACGACCATGACCATAGGTCAACGCGCCCTCGCCGCTGCGGATATGCTGCAAACTATCCGCTGCATCACCCGGCCCATATTTGTGGGGACTTCCTTGAAACACGTTCATTCCCAACGCACCCGCAGGGATACGGTTCAGTAACCCCGCCGGTGAGAAGTCCAGCACGTCACCGAGTATCAACCCCGGTGGGCGTTGGCCTCGTGCCATCTGCCCCATACTTACCGCAGAGTTGCCAACATCCCGCAGCAGCCCCGGCACGGCGAGTTCCGGCATAACGTCGGTGTCGAGTTCATCGACATCCAGCGTGTTCCGCATCCGAAACGGCAAAATTGTGCTGTAGTCATAATTCGGATCATCCAGCGGGTTTTGCTGTAACAGCCCCGGCGGCGTGTGTGGTTGCCCGTGCGGCATTATTTTTTCTTTTTCTTGCCCTTTTTACGCGCGGCTGCTGCCTTGGCACGGCCTTTAGGCGTGTATGCGTATTTTTTGCCTCGAACCATCGGCATAATTTATATCCTCATAAAAAAACCCGCCGAAGCGGGTGCAAAATATTGAAGCAGTTGTTCAGTCAGTCGCCGAAAAGCGCGTCAAATTCCGTCGTATCGACGGCGATGGCAGCGTTAAACGGTGACATATCTTCAGTAGTCCAAAAGTCCTGTTCGATCATAATTTTCAGATGGTCAACATTACGCTGGATAACAGTCTCGTCGCTGGTATAGGCATCAGGGTCAGCGATGACTGCGTTAATAAGATTTACGCTATCCATCGCTGCGCTGTAAGCCTGTGCAATTTCTTCAGCGGTTCTTTCGTTATCCATTTTCGATTCCCTTTTTAAGTGTTGCGACTTCAGCCGACAATTCCTGTACGGCTTTGACCAAAACAGGGACCAGTTTTCCGTAACTGGCTTCCAGTTTTTCGGGATTGTTTTTCAGCACGAGGCTGAGATAATCTTCAGCATCAGCATCGATCTGTGCTTTGTCAAGGTCTTGTGCAATAAATCCAGCTTCTTGCTCACCAACCTTTGCACCGTCACGCATGTTCCATGTGAACTTGACGGGTTTTAGTGTGTTGATAAAGTCAATGCCAAGCGGCAGTTCTTCGATGTCTTTCTTGTCACGACGATCTGACAGACTCGATATGGTTTGCACTTGGCAACGTAGTGTAGATATGCTGGAATTACCAAGAGTAATTTCGTTACTTACGCCAACCGAACTAGCGTCAGAGCCATTGCCTAATATTATATTGTTAGAACCAGTTGTAAGATTATCCCCTGATTGAAGTCCTAAAAATGAGTTATTTTGGCCAGTTGTTACTGCTGACCCGGCTAAATAGCCTATTGTTGTATTTGAATTGCCTGTAGTTACTTGCTTACCAGCCTCAGGTCCAATAGCAACATTGCCGTAAACACCGTTATGGCTGTAAAGACTTTCTTTTCCTATTGCAACATTATAACCATAACTAGTAGTACCGCCAGTGCCTCTACCTGCTTGATTACCAATAAAAACACTGCTGTCTTCTACTGTAGCGTTATAGCCAGCGTATTGACCTATAATAACATTGGAGGAAGCAGTGGTAAGACTATTACCAGCGTTCCGTCCTATAGCAACATTGCCTGATGCTGTAGTAGCGGTGTACATAGCTTCACGGCCAAGAATTATATTTCTTAGACCCGTAGTTAAGTTGTAACCAGACCAATATCCGCATCCGATATTATCAGAAGCAGCACCCTGTATTTTGCGTAGAGAAGTTGACCCTATAGCAGTATTAAAACTGCCGGTAAGTGTTCCTAGTTGTCCACTATTTGCACCAAGAAAAGTATTATGTTCACCAGTAGAATTACTAGTTCCAGAACCACTACCTATCGCAGTATTGTAAGAGCCAGAAGTAGTATTGGTTAAACTAGATCCACCCAATGCAATATTGTTGTTAGCACTACCATCATCTGATACTAATGCCTGATTGCCAAGACCAATAGTGGAACTATTTGAGTTAGTTAACGCATCACTTAGCCCATTAATATCAGTAGCACCACCACCACCAGCAGCTTCCCAACCAGCCTCTCCGTTGGCATCAACTGTAAGTACGTAATCTTCGGTTGCAGTGCTATCTTTAATGATGAAATTAATACCGGGAATGCGGAACTTATCTACACTGGTGTTACCAAGTGTAATCTCGTTAGATACTGTCGCTGAACTTCCATCCGACCCAAAACCAATAACAATATTGTTTGAACCTGTTGTCATATTGTAGCCAGAAGCTCCAGCCGTTCGACCAATAAAAGTATTATTTTGTCCGGTTGTTATATATAACCCTGCATTAGCACCAACAGCTACGTTGCCATAGCTTGTTGCATTGGCTAAAGCATCATAGCCAATACCTACAGTACCTGAAGTTGATATCGTGCCTGTAGTTTCGCCTCCTGCGTTCGTGCCAACCCATACACTCTCAGCCCCTGACTTACGACCTGACCGATAACCTATCGCAACAACACTACTGTTTGTGGTTATGCCATCGCCAGCGCCATAACCAAATGCTGTGTTGTTAGAGCCTGTTGTCAGCGCATTTAAAGAAGCACCTCCTACAGCAACATTAAACCCGGCTGTCGTAGCATTTTCAGCTATAGCAACACCAAAAAAACTATTATACCCGCCTGATGTTAAATATCTCGCATTATCAGCGCCGACAATAGTATTGAGTCCACCCGTTGCTGTTCCCGGACTGGATTGATCTACAATTGTCGCACCGACATATGTATTTCTACTACCAGTTGACATCTGACCCGTAGTATAACCAATATACGTACTTAGAATTGCTGAAGTAGAATCATTACCTGCGTTGTAACCAACCGCTGTTAGGGTTGCAGAACCTGATGCAGCAGCGGCTGCTCCAGTTCCAAGGCCAACAGTCTTACCAGAGTTGAATGTTATACCATCAGACAAACCATCAATATCAGTAGCACCACCACCACCGGCAGCATCTTGGAACGTAGGCGCAGAACCAGAACCATTTGACGTTAGTACCTGCCCACTTGTGCCAACAGCGGTAGCCGTAACAGCGCCTGTGCCATTTCCAACCAGAACGCCGTTTGCAGTAAACGTGCTTGCTCCTGTACCTCCATTTGCAACATCTAGATCAGTCGTAAGTGTAAGCGAACCTGCCGCAATTGCACCTGCATCAGATATTGTAACGGTACTATTTTGGAGGAGTTTTCCGGTTGTAGAATCAAAACGGGCAATGGCATTGTCGGTAGAAGATGCTGGACCTACGACATCGCCTGATCCACTAGGAGTAGCCCAGACACCATCGCCTCTCCAAAAGGAAGAACCTGAAGCTCCTGTTCCTGCGTTTAAATTACTAACAGGAAGATTTCCAGTAACGTCAGCAGCTAAATCTATTTGATTGCGAGTAATAACTTGATTAATAATAGAAATATAGTCAGGTGTACCCGCTAATGTTACATCTTGTGTATTTAGATTTGTAATAGAAGTAATAGCTGCTGTATTGTTAGTAATATTTGTATTTGAGTTTGCTATACTTGTTGCCATTGTAGCACTTACAGCAGCTAATTCAGCGTCTGTAACAAAGCCTGTTCCATCACCTATAACAGAGTTAATAGAAGTAATAGCATTTGTATTAGTCGTAATATTAGTATTACTATTTCCAATACTTGTAGCTAAAGCAACTGATGTTGCAGCTAACTCAGCACTTGTAGCATAATTACCACCATCTCCAATAATAGCATTAATAGAAGTGATAGCATTAACATTAGCCGTAATGTTAGTGTTGCTGTT